TATTTCAATGTCAATTCGATAGTTACCGGATCTTCTGTGCTCCAATCCATATCGCCGAAGGTTGCTGAGCTTACAAATGCACCTTTCAAAGTCCATTCTTCAACTTTGTCACCTACAGGGCCTAATGAATTGAAAGTAATGTCACGCTTGTAAAAGTCGCTATAACCATCACGTCCTGTTACAGACTCGTGGTGTAGACGTACCCATTCCATTACCATTTGTGCTCCTGATGGAACAACTGGATCATACAATGTTACGGTAACGTCTTGCCAACGGCTTTTACCTTTGAGCTTACGTTCGATGTTGATGTGATCAAGCACTACTTCACCTTGATCAATGCTAGGACGAGATGCTGCTTTGATCAAGTATGATGGAATACCCTCAATATACATGATGAACCGCATTGACAGTTTCGGTTCAAACGCTGTATAAAAGATTTCATTGGGTGATAATAATTCTGCCATTTTTTATTTCTCCTATTTAATATAAATATTCATCATCTACTATTCTGGGAAAGCAGCACCAGTTGGTAGAACATTGAAATCGATAATTATAAATTCAGCCGTTTTAGTAGGCTGTAAATAAATTGCACCACGTAATTCATTGCGATCAATTACTTCCGGAGTATTTAATTTTTCATCCATTACAACCTTGAACGCATATAAACCCTGACGTTGTTGAACGTTATCAAAGTACGGATTAACAATGCTAAGGAAACGATTGCGCGTCGCAGCAGTATTGTTTTCAAAGATCAAATACTTACTAGTTGAAGCAACAAACTTTTTAGCAGCAATCAATAAACGACGTACATTGACGCGATCCAATGCTGATGCTTTCTTCTGTAATGTCTTTTGGCCGTATACTGCAACACCTAAATTAGGGAAGCTAGCAATCGGATTAACATTTGCATCATATAATGTATCACGGTTACTCTGGTCTAATTTGCGCTCAGTACGAATTGCTACATCAATACCACCACGATTTAAACCAGCTGGGGCAAACCATGGAGCAGCTACTCGGTCATTGAATGCATATACACTTGGCACTACCGTACTTGCCGGCACCCAAACAGCACGTCCTAGGTCTGAATCATTAATTAATACCCATGGCCAATATTCAGCTACATAATTACTGTTACGCAAATCTGCAGTACTTACTACAGTTGATAATGATGAGCCATATGGTACAGGATCTATTACTAAGAATGCATCACCACGACTTTCAACCATTTGTTGAGCTGAAGTTAAAATGCTAGCAGCATATTCATTTTCGTCTATCAATCCTGGCAATGTTAACAAATTGAAATCATAATCATCTTGGTTAGATAATAAATTAATAGCATCTAAATATGCATTACGGAAAATACTTTGAGACATATCAAAACCCTGCTGACGATTTTCGTTGTCCGCATTGCCTAGTCCAAGTACACCTGCGCTATTTACAGCATTCTGCGTAAATATATTTTCATAGAATGACTTTGAAACTTCCGTGCCATTACTTCCACCTGAGAATGTACCAGAAACTTCTTGAGGTAAACTGCCCGATAAACTATTAATACGTATTTTACCGGTCTGATCAAAGAAAGTGGTAGTATTAGAAATGTTACTTACACGTACATATTTAGATACATTTGGATATGATCCGTTAACTTGGAAGTATGGGTCAGTTCCGCCGGATCCTAACAACGTATAAGATACATCGCCTACTCGTTTTGCGATATAGTTCGGTGATGTCGGATCTAACGTTAAATTAGCATATTGTTCTAAAATAATTTTACGATTAGTAATATCATCGCCGCGGCGAATCAATAATGTAAATGTACCTTTGGTAGTGTTTACATTTGATATTTCCCATCGAAGATTAGTCTCAGTTCCAAGTATTAATCTACCACCGGTAGTCTGATCTGCTGAACTACCAGATCCAGCTGTTGATGCAGCTACAATACCTGAATTTTCTTGGGCGCCTGCTGATAATGCAGTTAATGTAAATGATATTGTACCAGTACCAGAACGATCTACTACATTACTATTAGCATATGCTATATCACTAGGTGCGGTACGTACCACTGTCAATGTATCAGCATATTTAAGATATTCTTGTGCAGAATAGTTAGTTAAGTATTTGTAAGTGGCTTCATTTATACCTGTACCTACAGTAAACACTCCACCAAATTTAGCTACAAAATCGGAATAACTAGTTACTGTTGTCGGAATATTTGCAGGCCCGCGGTGTGTTGGACCGATAACAGCAGCTCCGATACTGGCGATACCAGCAGGTAAAGCTGACTGATCAATCTCATTGGTAAATACACCGGGCGAAACAATTTTTTCTGCCATTAGTTTTCTCCTTGTTTATTTTTATCCATTACGACTATTCTGGGAAAGCAGCGCCAGTCGGTAGGATGTTAAAGTCAATAATAATAAATTCTGCAGTTTTTGCCGGTTGTAAATAAATAGCTCCACGTAATTCATTGCGATCAATTACTTCTGGAGTATTTAATTTTTCATCCATTACAACTTTAAATGCATACAAGCCTTGGCGTTGTTGTACATTATCGAAGTATGGATTAACAATACTTAAGAATCTATTTCTAGTAGCTGCCGTATTTTGTTCAAATAACAAATATTTGCTAGTTGAAGCAACAAACTTCTTAGCAGCAATCAATAAACGACGTACATTTAC